AATCAGGGAGGGTCTGGGGGGGGGCGTGGACCAGCTCTCGATTCAGGGCGGTGCGCAGGGCATCAACCCGACCTATGTCGTCGAGTTCGACGGCAAGTGGGTCGTGGGCATCGAGGGCCGGGCGAGCATCGGACTGGAAGGTGTGGCGGGCCAGATCCAGGTGTCGAGTGCATCAGGTGGGGCGGACAGGGAATAGCGCTACTCTCGCTGAGGTGGTCATGGCTGCGCTGCTGGCGATCGCGGCCTTGTGGTTGATCTTCACGATCGCCGGGTGTGCGTTTCATGTGCACTTGGGCGGGACGTACTACCTGGGTCCGCTGAAGGAGGCAAGACTCAATGGGGTGGCTACGAGGCAAGAAGACCCTGATCGGCAGCCTGCTCCTGAGCCTGCTCGGGACGGTCTGGAGTTTGGACGTCCTGATTGACGGGTCAGCGAACTGGTTGACCGAGCAGCAGTATGTCGCGATCGGGACCACCATCGCCGGTCTGACCGGGGCGGCGATGCGGCTGGCGATTAGCAAGGTGGAGAAGTGAGATGAGCAGCATCATTGAAGGCGACGTCCACTTTGCCGGCAATGTCACGTTCGCCAGCCAGGTCAACCTGCCTGCCGGTTCTGTCGGCAAGGCCCAGATTGCCGCCGGGGCCGGGATCGAGCCGACCAAGATCCAGCAGCGAAACCGGGCACCGTGGACGCAGGGGCCTTCGGACCAGCAGCCGACAGGCAAGACCGAGTCGATCTACGTCGTCACCGGTGCAACGGGCACACTGCGCGAGTTCAAGGCCGGGCTCGTGACGCCCCCGACCGGAGATGCGACGGTCACTGTGGACCTGCTCAAGAACGGTACGAGCGTTCTCGCGTCGCCGATCATCCTCGACAGCACCAAGGGGGCCCGCGATCTGGTTGCGGCCGCGATCAGTACGATGGCGGTGGCCCAGGGCGATGTACTCGAGGTCTCGGTGACGACGAACCAGGGCACCGGCACGCTCGGCAAAGGCCTCTTCGGCGTGCTCGTGCTGGACGAGGATCCGCAGTGAGCCATGGTGGACATCAGGATCAAGCAGCTCTTCTTCGATCGGCCCAAGGTACAGCGGGCGGTTGATGCAGCTCGCCGCAGGGTGCTCTCGAAGGCAGGGGCCTTCATCCGCCAGGCCGCCAAGACGAGTATCCGCAAACGCAAGGGGCCGGCACCGCCGGGGAGTCCACCGCACTCGCACGTGGGCCTGCTGCGCAGGTTCATTCTGTTCGGTTACGACCGCCAGACGGACTCGGTTGTCGTCGGTCCGGTCGGGTTCGCGCGCTCGAACGTCCCACACCTGCTGGAGTTTGGCGGACGTGTCAGGACTCGAACGTCCCGCCTGATTCCGGTCGGCGAGATCCGACGGGACAAGAGGGGCCCTTTCAAGGCCCGCAAGCGTGTACGTGTGCCTGCCGGTACGACGTTGGTCTACGAACCGCGGCCATTCATGGGGCCGGCGCTGACGAGGGAGCTGCCGAAGTTCCACGAGCTCTGGCACAACAGCATTCGGGCGGGGTGACCGATGGCAGATACGCGCGGAATCAGAGCGGGTCGAGCGTTCGTCGAGTTGGGCGTCAGCGACAAGCTGACGCGCGGATTGAGGCGGGCACAGGCACGACTGCGCGCGTTCGGCGCGGCTGTTCAGCAGATCGGGCAGCGACTGGTCGCCGTCAGTGCATCGGTGGGCGTCGCTGTGGGGCTCGGGCTCAGGGTGTTCGCGACTTTCGAGCAACGAATGGCCCGAACGAAGGCGCTGACAGGTGCCGCTGGGAAGAGCTTTGATGAGCTATCCGAGAGGGCGCAGCAGCTTGGCGCTACGACGGTCTTCAGCGCCAGTCAGGCCGCCGATGCGATGAGCTTCTTCGCCCTGGCCGGCTTCAAGGTGGACGAGATCCTCAAGGCGATCGGCCCGACCTTGAACCTCGCTGCCGCGGGACAACTGGAGATCGCCCAGGCCGCCGACATCGCGGCCAAGATCATGGCCGGCATGGGGCTGGCGGCCGACGACCTGGGCCGGGCGGTCGACGTGCTCACCAAGGCCATGACCACCGCCAACACCGACCTCGCCCAGCTCGGCGACGCGATGAAGTTCGTCGGCCCGATCGCCAAGAGCGCCGGTATCAAGTTCGAAGAGATCACCGCGGCGATCCAGCTCCTGAGCAACGCCGGCATCCAGGGCGAGATGGCCGGCACGACGCTGCGGACGGCGCTGCTGTCGCTGACCAGCCCCAGCGAGCAGGCCCGCAGGGAGCTCCAGCGGCTCGGCGTGAGCGTCACGGACGCCCAGGGCAACGTCCGCCCGCTGGCCGACATCATCGAGGACCTGAGCGCCGGCCTGGCCGGCATGGGCAGCGGCGCGCGGCTCGACGTGCTGGGCCGCATCTTCCCCGCCCGCGCCGCAGCGGGCATGGCCGAGCTGCTCTCGCAGGGCGCGCCCAGGCTGCGCCAGTTCACGAAGGCCCTGCGCGAGTCCGGCGGCACCGCTGCCCGCATCGCCGGCGTGCAGCTCAACACGCTGACCGGCAACGTGACGCTGCTCAAAAGTGCGCTCGAGGGCCTGGGCATCAGCGTCGGCGAGGCGCTGGTCGCGCCGCTACGCGTTGCGGTGCACGCGATCTCGAAGGCGGTCGGTGCGATCAGCGGCTGGGTCAAGCGCAACCGCGAGCTGGTGGTCATCGGCGCCGCGGCGGCCGTCGCGATCGGTGCGGCCGGTGCGGCGCTGGTCGCGCTGGGCGTGGCAGCACAGGCAGCGTCGTTCGTCTTCGGCGGGCTGGCGTCGATCGTCGCCGGCGTCACGAGCGTCTTCGGCCTGGCCGCGTCCGCGATCGGGGCCCTGCTCACGCCGATCGGCGCTGTCGTGGCCGCGGTAGCCGGGCTGGGGTCCGCTGTGCTCGTTTACAGCGGCGCCGCGGGCGAGGCGCTGGCGTGGCTGCGCGAGCAGTTCGGCCGGCTGCGGAAGTTCGTCGGCGACGTGGTGCAGGGCATCAGCGACGCCCTGGCCGCGGGCGACATGCAGCTTGCCGCGAAGGTCCTGTGGCTGGCGCTCAAGCTGATCTGGCAGCAGGGTGTCGCGACGCTCAACCGGGCGTGGCTCGAGGCCCGGCGCTTCTTCGTCTCGACCGCGCAGAAGATGTGGTTCGGCGCGCTGGCCGCGGCGGAGAACGTCTGGCACGCGCTCGAGGTCGCGTGGATCGAGACGACCGCGTTCCTCTCGAAGGCGTGGACCGATTTCATCAGCGACATGCAAGAAGCCTGGGGCCTCATTCAGAACTGGCTGACCAAGCGCTGGCTGGACCTGATGGAGTTCTTCGGCATGCTGACCGAGGAGCAGGCCCGGCTGGCCAAGCAGATGGCCGACCAGGACTTCGCCGGGCAGGTCGGCGAGATCGAGCGGCGCCGTTCGGCGGCCCTGGCCGAACGCGAGCAGCGCCGGCGGCGCGAGCGCGAGCAGGCCAGGGCCGAGCACGAGGCCGCGCTGGCCGAGATCGGCCGGCGGTTCGAGGAGGCGCAGGGACGGCTCGACGCCGAGACGGACAGCCGCATCGCCGAGACGCGCCGGCAACTGGCCGAGGCCCGCCGGGAGCTCGACAAGGCCCTGGCCGATGCGAAACGCAGGCGCGAAGAGGCCGAGAGCAAGGCGCCCGGCAAACCGACCGAGCCCGGCGACATCGTCCGTGAACTCGAACGCCGGCTGGCGAAAGTCGGCGACGCGCTGGCCGGCCGCGTCAGCGTGACGGGCGCGTACAGCGCCGAGGCGCTGCGCGGACTTGGTCCGGGCAGCGCCGCCGAGCGCACCGCCCGGGCGACCGAGCAGACCGCCCGGAACACGAAGCGGCTGGCGGATGCGGTAAGGACCGGCGGACTGGCATTCGCATGACGACAGGCTCCAAGCCCCGGGCCTCAGGCCCCAGGGACGGCAGACGATGCCCGCGGTGCAACCCTGAAGCCCGGAGCCTGACGCCTGAGGCCTGAACGAAGCGAGCACCCATACCCGCGACCGTGGACGAGAAGTTCGAGAGCCGGCTGATCACCACGGGTGCGAACCCCGCGGCCGAGCTGCGCTACGCCGTCCGCGGCACGGACGACGACGTCGAGGCCCGCGCCGCGCTCGAGGCCGCCTCGCCGGCGCTGTACGACCCCTGGGGCAGCGGGCTGCTCTTTCTGCCGCGTGAGAGCATCACGATCGAGCCGGTCGGCGAGATGCTCTGGGAGGGCATCGTCCGCTACTCGGCCGTGCCGCAGACCAACGAGAGCGTCTTCGCCTTCGACACCGGCGGCGGCACGCAGCACATCACGCACAGTCTCCAGACCGTGGGCGCCTACGCCCCGCAGGGCCAGACGCCGCCGGACTTCCACCCTTGACACGCCGCCGTTTCGCGAAGCGAAACGCGTCGCGTAGCGACAGGCGAGCATCGCTCGCCGCGGCGTGTCAAGGGTCCAGGGCGCCATCGGCGTCACGCCCGACGGCGTCGAGGGCGTGGACATCACCGTTCCGGTCTACAACTTCAGCGAGACGCACTACCTGCCCTTGACTCGGCGGGACGAGCGAAGCTCGTCGATCGCTGCGCGA